GCGGAGGCAGCAACCATTGCGCTACGAATACGAGCTTCACGGAGAGTCTGCATTGCGGACTTCCTGTTCTGTTCTTGCTGCATAGCAGTCTCCGCTCGCATGGCTTTCTTTTGCTCACGCGCAGCGTCCTTCTGTTCCATTGCCGAAGCAACCCCGCTTCCTACGGAACTAATAAAAGAAGCAATAGCTAGACCTTCCATTTAATGCACCTCAAATTTAGATAGGGGATAGCATTCGCCATCCCGAGTGTAGATAGCTTTATCTACTGGATAAAAACCCATCATTGACAAAAACTTTTCTTGTTTTGCATTCATACAAGGAGCGTACAAAGGCTCCTTTAGATCCTGCTGGATGCGGCAAATAGCACCAAGAAGATGCTTATAAATAGTGTGCGTCCACTTTTTTACTGTACAGTGAATAATAACTTCCTGAGTAGGAACCCTATCCGCAACTATGCGCCAGTACAGATTCTCATCCAGCACAGTCATCATACTTCACGATTCCATCCGAGTTCTACGCTCCAGCCAAGTAGCTTGCAGTCCTTTCCGGGTTCTGTCCTAAATCTGAAAGACAGAGCGCGGCCCTTACCACGTATTTTGTTACGGGTAGTGATTACGGACATACCATCACTGAGACTAGTATTAGTTTCTTCAATGAACAAAGGTTGCCTAAAACGGTAGCCTTGGAACTCATCTCCCCAACGACCAGAGTCCTCAAGGGTTGTCCATTCCCACCGAGCTTGTACAAGGCATGATGATTCGTTTTGTAGTGCCATATTAAGGATTTTCAAACCTTGTAGTTATTGGAGCAAAATTACTTTTGTACCTAGCGATATTCTTTGTAAAGCGGACTTCATCAATTGCGCCATTCCATATCTTACGCCTCAGTGTACCGTTTCTCTGACCACCAATTACAATTCTTCCGAGATCGCCAGTAATTAGTCCTGCTTGTAGGAGAGTATTCGTTTCTTTTATTCCATTTACAAACAGACTTATTGTCCCGCTTATTTCTCGAACACAAGCTAAATGCGTCCAAAGGCTTGTACTCAATGTGGTAGCTGTATTCAGAGTAAAATATTGGGTTGAAAACTCATTAGCAACGATTGCTTGCGCTTGTCCTTCGGAATTCATTCCCACTTCAACGTAAAAACCAGTTACAGTAACCTTCTCAGAAAAGCCAAAAGCTACTGCTTTTTTGTACCCATCGGGTTTAACAAAACCTTCCATAGTAAATTCTGTATTAGCGTCAAATTGAGCATAGACACCCGAGTTTGGGCCAAGATCGTTTGGAACAACTACGATCATTCCCCCTTCTCCGTATGAATCAGCATGTCCTGTGCATTGGAAATAACCCGTAGCAAATAGTTCACTAGAAAATTTACCAGAGGATCCGCCAACTGTTACTGTTGCTGTCAAGGATGTCTCGGTTATCCATTGAATTCCAAAAAGTCTCCTATACAAGGATGCATCAGAAAGTTGTTTTGAATAAATTCCGTTAGCCATGCTGACACTGATATCTTCATCGAAGTGCGCTAGAAGAATTACTTCTCCTCCGTATGAATCCTCTTCCGGAATAACTGGAAGAGGGCTCCACGGATCTATTGCAGGCTCAGGGCTAGTAGTCTCGGTTCTCCCGAAATGAATAATAAGCCAAGGGGAATACTTTTGTCTGGATGCACCTATTCTCATATTACTCTCGTTAACTCAAAGGGAAACTGGCTGTAGGCGGAGTAAAGTTAGCTGTGTACCTAGCTACTCCAGTAGTGACCCTGAAATCATTTATGTTTCCGTTGAATGTATACCCTGATCCGTAATACAACCCGACGTTAATTCCGTTACCGCCATAGTTGGTTGTGTCAGTTAAAGAGGCACCTTGTGCTACTCCATTTACATACAGCGTTAACAAACTACTATTGCGAACTAAAGCAACGTGGTACCAAGTATTCGTTGTTGGCGTATAGCTTCTAGTATAATTAGCGTTTCCAGAATAAATCTGAAAATCCGTTCCATCGTACCCAACTGCTACTCCTGCGGTAGTGTTAGGCGGTGTTCCCGGATAGACTTGGAACAAACCTCCGTTGGTTAGAGATGCCCAATTAAACCACCCTTCTATAGTAAAATTTCCAGTACCAAAATTGACAGAACCAACAGGGGCGTACAGCCAATCCGTAGTACCATCAAATAATCCACTGGAGCCTCCCCACTTATACTTAGCAGGAGAAATAGACGAGTTTCCATTAACAGTTATTGAATTGGATAGTGAGCTATAATCAATAAAGTTAGTAGATCCACTTACCCCATTCATAGGCATTAACAAAGATACGCTACTAAAATACGTATCTGATTCGCAAGCTACATCAGGGTATTCTACTACAGGGACAGTGAAGTTGCTTGTGTACCTAGCGACATTTGTAGTGATTCGTAAGTCATCTATGTATCCAATGTACTGCGAGTTAATCGCGTTCCCGCTATCGGAATCTCCTGCTCCCACTATTAAGCCGTAATTAGTTTTTGTTGTAGTTAAGCCAATAAGGCTACTTGCGTAAATAGCACTTGGTGTTTGAAAGGAAGAAGCCTGTTCTGTACCATTAACAAAGATTTTTGGAACTCCGCTACTAATGACAATAGCAATATGGTACCAAACGGATGTCGATGTTAATACAGCAGAGTTAGTTTGGAACTGTGCAAACCATGCAGTTCCCGCACTGCTATTTTTAGATGCAGTAAAGCCTATGTACCCACTATTTTGAGTGTATACATTCCAACCTCCTATACCATCTCCTCCACTTCCCGGTAGGGCATGTCCTGCAAAAACCATATACGTTGAATTTATGGCAGACTTTTTAGTGTAGAACTCTATAGTAAAATCAGTCGAAGAAGAGATTGTCCCTAAATCGTATGTAGGATTTCTTCCACTAGGATAATTGGGTTTTACGTACCCAGAGCCATCTAAATACAAGGATGCTGTGCCAAAGTATTTTTCTGCCGTAACCAACTTAGCAGTACTGAAGGTTGATATTATAGTATCGCCTGCTGCATTGTCAGTGTACGGCCCTGTTTGATTATTAGTGCCATTGAAGTGGCACAAGAAAACTGTGTTATTCCAGTATTGGTCACAACTTGCTGATGCCGTTGCCGTAGTAGTAGCCGTCACCGTTACAGTAGCAGTTGAAGAGCCTTCGTCACTTATAGTCTCTGTTCTAGTAAAATAGATAGTCAAGTACGGCGACATCTTGTACCGAGAAGGAGAGATATAGCTGGATTGGTTCTCTTCCTGATCTTTAGAACCTTTATTCCAAGACTTTACTCTTTGAACAGGCTTCACAGAATGTACCCAGTGATCAAGTAAGCTGCTGCATCCACAGAAGACCAATCTTCAAAGTTGGTATTGTTATAGTAGTACAGGGACATTGTGTACGTATGCGAAGCAGCTTCAGCTAGTCCTGTGTACCTGAAGTCTGAATTAACAGAGTTACGGTACGCCACAGGAGTGTTCAAGTACCCTGTCAGTCGAGGAGTCGCAGTAGAACTAGCCGAGAGATCATAGAACTTAAAGCGGCTCCACGCAGGCATGGAGAGATCCAGAATCAGTTCGTGCGTGAACTTCTGCGGAGCTTGATCGTTGTACTCTCTTTGATACAACCAACGGCAGCGGTACGCTGCATCGTCATAGATACCCACTGCATTATTCTTGCAGTTGTACGGAATGGAGTTATACAGTCTTTGTATCGTGTACTCAGTCAAGGATTGGAATTCAATACCCGTCTGACCCACACCCAAGGCAAAGATTCCGTTTCGACTCCAGTAGATAACCGCATCTGGAGTTACGACAATACTGTCTACAGAAAGAGCGCCATTGTTCGTAAGGAATTTAGATTGGTACTCCGTAGCCGTAAAGCCACGATCACCGCCGGCAATAGCCCATACACCGTTGTCTGCAAAGACAAGAAGCTCGCTCTTGAAAGGAACAAGTGCTTTGATATTGACAGCATCCGGAAGCTGAATGTAGCCACCATCGGTATCAATCAGATCAGAAATATCTTCAGCGGTAGGATCCGCTTCTTGGTAGCACTTCCCTAAGTCTTGCACTGAGTCCACTAGTTTGGAGAACAGCACGAACGTACCAACGTGCGGACTCTTAGAATCCCCTCCAGTCTCCCCAGCAGAACACGCATAAAAGATGCGACCAGCATAGGCTGCAATGCTCTTAATGCCTCCTGTGGATTGATCCGTGGGAATAGAAGTCTTGTAGTTCCTGCGAGCAGACCAACCGGAAGCAAGATCCTCATCGTAAGTATCCTTACGGCCTTGACTGCGATCAAAGAGATCAATGATGTAGTGCCCGTTAGCAGCAGGCGTGTTACCGGATGCAATATTCTTTAGGGCATGAGGATAGAACGCTCTACGGCCATTGGTGAGCATTGTGAGAGCGGTGTACAGAATATCCGCATTGCTGGGGTACACACCAAGGGATGTCTTGGTGCGCTCAACAGGATCCTCTACAGCGCCATTATTCATGGTGTTAGGATTGTCCGGATCAGAAGAACAGAAGAATTCTGGCATCCATCCTTGGTTATACAGATTGTATGCGTGCAAATCCGTCAATGTACTGGTGCGTTCATCCGTAGCAAAGCCATCATCCACTCCCCAAAAATCTCTGACTTCCAGACGTACTTGCGAAAGAGAGTACGAAACAGAGGATACGTACTCAACAACTCGGAGTTGCTGATCCCCTACTGCAACAATCAAGTTGCCTTGAATACTGGAAAAAGAAAACTTACTTACCACTGTTGCTGTAAGAGTAATAGCAGTTCCGAAATACGGATTGCTAACACTATCCGAAGAGTTAGCATTAAAAAAGTGCAGCCTATTACCGTACTGGTAAACAAAAATATTCCTACTAGGATTCTCTCCAGCATTGCTCCAAAGATAACTCATCGAAGCGTAGCAAGTGTTGGATACAGTGCTGCTGCCGGATACGCTTACGGATACGTGCCCGAGTTCCCGGATTCCTGCTCCCGTCTTGCCAAGACCTAGCCTACGGCCACGGGAACCATCTCTATCAAGAACAAAGTTCTCTTCATCAACGGAAGCTCCTTCCGGAAAATTAACAGGAGAAGCTTCAGTAATGAGGCCCGCTACCCAGTTAGTTGCTTCAACTGTTGTTTTTTGACGAAGTGGCCGCACGTTCTTTTCGCTCTCTGTTGCGTTGACTTACATTAACAGTTCGACTGCGTACTAGCTGTTGAAACATATCAAGAGCTTCTTCCGCTTTTACTTTAGAAACCCAATCCCCTTTTAGCGAATTAGGCACGTTGCCGTGTTTATTGAGAATCTTCCAGTACCGTCCTTCCTGATAAACTTCCATGCTACTCCTTAGCAGTTCCACGCTCTCAAAGATTTATTGATCCTGCTATTAGGATCATTCTTTGTTTTCTCGCTAGTCAGTTTCTCTTTCATTCCTTGCATACGAGAACAGAATGATTTACGCCTGCCAGCATCCTTCTTCGTCTTAGGGTTAGGAGCAGGAGCTTTTAGATTCCCTCCCGTCTCCCTGTTGTAAGCTGCGCGGCCCTTAGCATTAAGTCCGCCTTTCGGATTCTTACCTTCTTTTCGTTGCCATGCAGGTGATTTAGCCATTAGCCTTTATCCAAGAGAGGGTTCTTTTCGTAACCAGAGAAAGCCTTGCGCCTACCGTAGTTAGGCAGACGAATACCGCCTTTAGCCCTCCATGCTTTACGAGAAAGCCATCGATTTTGTCTACTAGCCTTCTGCTCAGCTTTCTCGTTTGCCACTTGCCGAAGAGTATAGAAAGCAGTGCTCTTAGCTTCTTCAACAAGTGCAGGAAATGCTTCGGCAGGGAGATCAGGAATGCTGCTATCCAAGCTAGTCCATTCAGGGTTTTTAACGCCCCAACAAGAATTCTTTCCTGCTTGTAGCACTGTATCCATTGTGCTATCGAAAGAATCCATAATGAGTACGGAGTCATCAAATGAAGTCCAGTATTGAGGTGCTTGATCCTTACGGATGTTTAGACGAATGCCGTTGAAGTTCACAACTTGCATATTGCTAGCAGAGGAATCCCTGTGCGAGCAATGGTCAAAGAAATCTTCCGGCTGAAGGTACGTTACTTCCTCGTACTTATCCTTAGTGTCCGTGCTAGTTCGCTTGTTGTACCGAATCCATTTAACTTCTTTGATATTGTCTGGAATCGACAGATTTGTTGGGTAGTTGATATTTGCCAGTGAATTGCAATTAAAAGGTGAATGCATATGCGGCCAATTCCGATTAGCCAGCATTTCCAAATACGTGGTTTTTACAATCTGTGCAACTTGTTGGGATTCAATTGTATCGTTGATGGAGTTAACATTGTCTCCATCCATATCGTTCATGATGTCCTGAACAATTTCAAGTAGAGTTAGTTTCATCTCTGAACCTCAGAAATAAAAAAAAGGGGAGCGGGGTTATCCGCCCCAACTCCCCTCAAGAGTTGTCGTCGTCGTAGTTATCGGTTAAGCCTTGAGGATTTCGAGGATAAGACGACCAGCACCACCTTCGATGGCACCAGAAGCCATACCTACGACAACCGTCGTAGTAGCCGTGATCCCGGTGGAGAAAGTCCCCTTAAGACCAAGAGCTTTGAAACCTACACCTACAGCCGAACCCGAGAGATCCGCACTATCCGTACCCAGACCGCCTTGGCGACCAATGGATACAGCAGCACCAGCAGCACTCAGAGTAACAGCCGTTTCTACTTCGGCCCAACCACGAAGCACCAGAGTTCCCGGAAAGAGAACCGTTACCGCCTGACCGATAGAATCGGAGTTGATAAGGTTCGCCGAGAAGTCAGCAGCGAGCGTGTAGATACCGTTTTCACTTCGACCGAGTTCACCGCGAGCACCATCCGGAAGAGCGATGGGGCCATAGCGGGTACTTACGTTAAGACCTGAACTATTTTCACGAGCCATGATTATTTACTCCTTATTCCGTTGCCGTAGCAGAGGTTACAACTACGCCAAGAGTATCGCGGCGCTGTACGCCCATACCCCAACGAGCAGTGGTCAGGAACTCGTCACGCTGGCGATCCTTGTTCCGCTCACCCTCAACCTTCGGGGGCTGACGCCATGCCGACATAACCGGCTTGGTGTTATCATCCGCGATGGACATAAAGAGGTTAACAATACAAGTGGTGCTAGCGGACTGAGTAGAAGTACCGTCTACGCTCGTGCCAGCGGCAAACGTCGGCAGGAGGTTAGAAGTCCAGATATCCCAACCGTGGATTCGCATAACGAACTGGTGCTCGTTGTTGAAACCGTTCTCCAGAATTGCCTGATAGGCCGGATGACGATCAAGTTGCGAAGTCATAACAACCTTCTTCTGGAAGGTAGCTGCTACAACCGGATCAACAATTGCGACACGACCGAACTGTGGTACATTAGCCTTATCGAATGCAAGGCGCATTGCGATCAGGTCATCCTCGTCCATCGTCCAGTTAGCTCCCGTGCCACGGAAGCGGTGCGAGAAACCGTTTACGTTGTTCGGGTTAGCAGCCGTTTGACCACCGTAAGCTACTTGGTAGAAGCGGCTCTCGAAACGCTGCTGGATTGCACGAGTCGCTTCTTGAGCGCGTGCAGCCATCAGAGCCTCAATTTGCGAGCCATCCTGACGAAGTACATCAGTGACGTACCAAGCATCACCAACGTAGTCCGTAATGGACAGCGTGATATTGCCAGTTTCAATCGGGTTATAGATAAGAGGAGTATCCTCTTCTACTTCCTGAATGGTAGCGGTACCAATGGTTTTGATGTTGAGAGTCGAACCTGCGCCAAAATCCGATACATCCCGATAGAAAGAAGCGGGAAGGATCGCAGTCGGCAGGGTGCGAAGGATGAACTGCGAATACTGTTGTGCTTCGATAAACGAAGGAGTATTCAGAGTGATATTGGACATATTGGTCTCCTGTTATGCCAGTCCAAGTTCCTTGTTAACTTCCTCTTTGACTTGACGGAAGAACCCTACAACATCTTTGTTGCTTGCGCCCCACATGATATTGTCCGGTGCCTTCACCTCAGTAGTCCTTGGAGAAAGAGCCTGCGTGTTTACTGTACTTTGTACAGAAGGAGAAACCTGTTTAGTGTCGAAGTAACCCAGAACAGCTTTCGGAGAACGAGCGGCAAGTGCTCCCAATTCCATTACTGACAAACCAAGGTCATTGGCTTTAGTGGACAGTACTTCATCGGTCTTATCTCCAAACTTTTCCCGAAGAGTATTCAGGACAGTTTGACGATTAGCTTGTTCACGCTCCATTGCCCTTTGCTTTTCAAGCACTGACAAAACGAGTTTTTCCTGATCCTCGACTTTCGGACTCGGAGATTGGTCGGATCCCTTACCTACTTCAAGGCGTTGAAGAAGTTGCTCCATCGTATCGACCTTCTTGGCTACAGTGCGAAGCTCGGAGTTCTCGGATTCAATTCGCTGGATATGCTCCTGCGCTTTAGCCGCCCCGATCAATGCATCCGCCACAGTCTTGTACTTAGGCTTCCCTTCTTGGTTGGTAATAGCTTGCAAGAACTCTGAGTAATCAGATTTTGCAGCTTCTACCCTTGGCGCTTCGACTGCTGGTTGGCTAGTCTCTGCTGTTTGGGTATTTGTCGTACCCATGAATTCGTCAGACATTTATGGCTCCTTTAAATCGATAATGCTTTGAACTTCCCGAAGCGCACGGATGTACCCGCACGCATCTGCTTGAAAGTACGCGAACCCTGCGAGTTCGTAGCATTTCGGCAGATTCCTTTCTGACTCTTTTTCCTTAATCTTTTCCTCAAGGATTCCGGTCAGAATCTCTAGGGCTTTGGCTGCTGAAACGATCTGGGACTTTCTGTCCGCTTTACCTTGATCGTCCCTAGCACCCTTAAACCAAACTGTTTTCACTTCTTGGTTTTCTTAGGCTTCTTCTTCATAGCAGATTTTTTAGCAGCAGGCTTAGAGCCATACATTCCGCCCATCTTGTCCATGCCTTTCTTGTCTTTCATCATGCCTTTCATCATTTGTTCCTTTGTTTTCCGCTCGCAGTTACAGGCCAATTTTGTCTCCTTGGCCCAGTCTTCTTTGCTGCCATAGCAGCTTTTTGTTTGGGCGACATTTTTTGTGCAACATCTTTTGGCCTACAAGCGGGATAACCCCTCTTATCATTAGCCCCGGATCTGCCGCATTCTTTTCCGGTTTTTACGTCAGTCCACTTTTCAGAGAACCATTTGCCTAGTCCGCCTTTAGCCACGTTTCTTTACCCGATTATCGGGCCCAGACCATGTACCTCCGCGTTTCTTGTACTCCTTGGATGCCCAAGCATTAGAGTACGCGCTAGGGTGAATGTCAAACTTTGACTTGGCTTGCGCCTGAACTTTTGACCAAAGCGAAGGATTCGTAGGCTTAGGCGATACCATATTACTTTTTCTTTTTCTTCTTAGGCATCTTGCCAGCTTTTTTCAAAGTGGCAGTAGCAATAGCATAAGCAGAAGATTCGCTCTTGCCCTGTTTTTTAAGAGCATTAACTACTTTTTCTAGAGCTTTAGGCACTACTTCTTACTTTTAGTTTTAGCTACAGCACGCTCCATTGCACGCTGACGAAGACGTTTCATAACTGCGTTATCTTCCGACAAACCGCCTTTCCCTCCAAGCATTCTGGCCGCTGCAAGACCCTTATCCGGGGAACTCTTTGCAGGAGCTTTACTTGCAGTCTTTTTAGGAGCAGCTTTTTTAGCGGGTGCCTTTTTGGGAGACGATTTTTGAACATCCTTCTTTTTAGGGGATACAATTTTTTCGTCAAGGCTCATACGATCCATAGCAGACCTCTCGGCCATCTGCATTGCAGAGGGGCTACCTTTCCTGCTGGCAGTATTCGATCGAATATCGCTTTTACTAAAACTTTGTTTTGGCTTTGCAGCAAGACGGCTTTTCTGCGCTTTACGAGCTTGCATGCTACCGAAAGTACCAGAGATCGACATACGGGGATCCCTGCTGCTTGCAGGGCCAAAAAGTTTTTTAAATGTATCCATTGACATGGTATTCTCCTATTTACCTTTAGCCGCTTTTCTAGTACCACCAATTTTACCTCCAGCCCGCCTATTCGGGCTTTTGGATAATACTCGCGTATTGGAAGCACTTTTTGATCCACCCTGAGATAGAGGTGTTTTATGATCTATTTCTTTATTATCTCCCTTAGAAACCTTGCCGGATCTAAGAGCTTCTCGTCTAGCTTTATTCCGAGCTACCCTGTTTTTCTTTTGTTCGGGTTGAGCTTGATAACTTCTTTGTCTTTTAGATCGATGATTAGCATCACCATCGTATTCGCCTTTCTTCGCCATTATACCATTCCCTTTGGATTAGTGTCAATATTCTGTTGATCTGCTCCCATCATAGCAACATCTTCACCCACAGCCTGTTCTTGAAGAACTGCCATAAGTCTCTGCTGGTCTGCGGATTCAATCAAAGCAATATTGTCGGAGATCAGTTGGTACCGCTCTACGCCAAAGAGATCCTCTGCGAGTTTAGCCAATTGTTTGCTAGAAACATGAGGAGCAATCATCTGTCCCACTGGGCTGTTAAACAATCCCGTCAAGTTCTGGATTAGTTGTTGCTGGCTAAAGAAATGCCGCGCTCCTACGGGCCGGACTTTCCCGTTAGCCGTAATGTGCTCTTTAGTTACCGTAGAAAAGATTTGAGCGCCAAGATCGTCGTCAAAGACTCGTACTACATCCGCTGCATCCATGTTCCTGCGGGAAACTTCCAGCATGGCATTCAGAATTGGCTCCAGCAGTTCTACTTCAAAGTTCTGGATCTTCTCTTGGAAGATACGACCCGCTGCGCTCTCTAGTGTCTGAACCTCGTAAGCAGTTTTCTCTCCGGGAGTACGGATACCCATAGCCTGCTTGGGCGCACCTGCGTAATCCTCCATTCGCTGTTCGAGAATAGCGATTTGTGTATCCGCTGCTAGTGCCGTAGTGTCAGGCACAAGCATGGTGACATCGCCTTCGACATCCATATGGATCTCGGCTCCCGGTGCCCAATCGAATTCCTCAATCTCGCCCTTGATCTTGAGCGGAGGGAATGCAATCAAGTCGAATACGTCAGCCTTGATGTTCTCCAAGTGGTCAATGCGGTACTGCATTCCTACAAGATTGTGCAGCGGCCCCATTGCGTACATATTGTCCGGACGAAGCCTCCAGCCTACGTGCGCTTTATTTCCTTTGGGTTGCCAGCTAGGCATTTGTTCCTTGCGGATAATACGAGTGCGATCAATAACTGTAATGATATGGTTCCGCAACAGCGTATCGGTATAGGGATCATACATATCACCTTCAAACTCGATGAGTTCTACGTAAGGCGATTGATAGTACTCGTACAAGTTCCCGAAACCATCAATAGTGTATCCGCCAGCTTTGTCAAAGTCCTCAATACTGTACTGCCCATTAGCAATGTCGTGCCTAAATTTCATAGCTTTTGATAGAGCTTCCCGTACCCATTTTTCTTCAGGGAAATCTTCAGCCATTGCTTTAAGTTCACCAAGATTCATTACCTTCCTAACCATTTTAGGAGTATTTCTAAAACTACTAGCAACAGGGTTGATAAGAATATCAAAAGGAGAAATACGAGTTACTCGGGGGCCAACGTAACCGGGAATTATTTCACCCGTCAAAGGATCCTCTTTCTTTTCGTTTACCCACTCGACATCAGCAAAAGCATTACCATAATCAATGTAATCATACAGAAGTTGAGAGATAACAGTACGAAATCCACCAAGTCGAGTTTTGTTTTGCATATACGATTCAATCGCTTCGCGCTTGGCTTTAGTAGCATCGTCAAGCGAGAATCCTTCCCATTTGAGCCACTGATCGTTAGGAAAGAGCGCAGCCATATAATTAGCATGAAGATTGTCCCTGATTTGTGTGAGTTTAGGTGTAGTGGTGCTGTTCCGCCAAGGCAATGTCCTGTTGCTAGTCTTGCTAGTATCCGTAGCAAACAGGTAGTTCCTGAGTTCTTTTTGTTCTTCTACCCAAGGCTTACGCTGGTTATAGAAATCATTCCACATCATGTAAATCTGACCGGCCAGAGTTTCCGGCTTAAGCTGCTCTTTAAGCTGCGCTACATTACCTGCCATATGCTATTCCGCCCATAGTTGTTCCGAACCCCCCAAATCGCTTATTAAAAGAAGCTGATATAGGAGTATTTGTTGTTTTTTCGATCCGCTCTCGCGGTTTCTGTGCAATCTCTACAATGCTTGCTAGAGTGTCTACAATATCGTCATGCGGAGGCCGTGCTAGAAGCATCTCATCCTCCAGCACTGGAGTGTATCCTCCACGATAGTGCCAAATAGCTTGTTGCTGGTATCTGGGTTCAAGCACAGCAGCAATCCTTTCTTCTTTGCTGCCTTGGACACGGTTCGGTCTGAATTCATCAATCTTGAGAGATATCCCACCTTCTTTAAACTTTTGCTTTAGATCATTAACAATAATCTGTTGAGCAGTCGTAACCTCTGCTCTGAGCTTTCTAAAACCCCATTTGTTGTACATTCCCAGCAATCTTTCGTAGTAATCGCTGATCTTGTCCGTCTTAAATCGATCAATATCCAGTACGTAGATATCGTTAGTAGAATCCACACCAATTACTACGATTGCAGTGTAGTCGGATTTCTTAGACAGAGAAAATGCGAAGTCCACACCCGCGTACACGTTTAAACGTGCATCTTTAAAGTACCAGTATCCGTTTTCCTGTCGAAGAAACTTTTGATCGTAATATTGAAATCTAGAACGATCAACCCGGTTAGACTCAGGATCGTTGGGGTTATTATAATACTGAGCATAGAATTGAGTTTTATCAGTGTACTCAGCAAAAATACGGGAAAGAATTTTCCTATCAAAGCCGAAACGCTTCCCATCTGGGCGGGATTCACGAGGCCAAGTAAATGCGCCATCAATCTCAACTACTTCCTCCATGATTTCCCAGACAGGGATGTACCTAACGATTTCGTCTTTATCGTTGTATATTGCTTCTTCCTGATTCAACCAAATACTGTACTGATCCGAAGGATGGTACCGAGTACCCGCTGCCTTAACCATTCCGCCAGCGTTTTTAATGGAGGACATTTGGGACATGGAAGCAGCAGTTTTCCTACGGCCTTCTTCAGTGTAAGCATTGTCAGGGACTACTACGTCATCAGCTATAACTACATCAGCATGCCAGCCTGTAGTGTTTGTAGTCAGACCAGCAGTACGGATTGTGTTATCCCGTATCATCTCTTTAGCCCGAGCAGGATGGTCTACGTTAATCGCTGTAGTGCTCCACTTGCTTCTGCGTCCCTCGTCTTTATCCAGCATCTCGGGCCAGTACCTTTGGTACACTGGCGAATCAATGATGCACTTAATGGCATACAATTGATCCTCTGCCAACTGTGCAGTAGCCGAGATGTACAAGATCGTAGCTTCAGGATGCTTCGTTATCCACCAAGCGCACCATACTGCTAGGCAGTGGGACTTCTGGTGTCCCCGAGGAAGCATAATGAGTTGGTTCAGGTTATTGCCTGAATGCTGCAAGAACTTGAATACCCTCTCATGGATCTCGCCATAGATCCGCATAGGGTTAACAAGTTTAGCAAAGGTGCAGAGATCGTTCTCTGCCGCTTCTCGGAGTTCGTTCTTAGTTGTCATGCAACCTTATATCGCCTTTGTCTACTTTATTGTCCATCTTGGCATTGATAAGCATGAGTATTTCTTTAATCTCGCGGATATCTTGCTTGTAGTCTTCTCGACGAACGTAATGATTTGAGACAGTTCTCTCTAACTCTGTTATATCCTGTTTCATTGCCATTGTAGCGTCATAGGCTAAACGCACAAACCATCCAAGCAAGAACACGATAAAAGAAGCTGCGATATTAAATAGGTTCTGCCATTCCATTTTTATTATCCTAATGAAGTCCAGCCAGTGTTGCCTGTTCCTGTTTTCTTTACGAACAAGGAATCCGTTGCTCCACTTGTTGTATTAGAATACAGGCATCCTACTGTTGCAGTTACTACTCCCTCTGGCGAACCAGTTCCCGAGTACCAAGTAAGGGTACTTGGCAATCCCATTATTGTTTTTGCTGCACCTACGGATTGATTTTCCCAACGGGAATTACCTGAGCTGTATACGATAAAATCGTTACTGCCCAGCGTTCCGAATTGGACATTTCCGTTAATGTCCCCTAATTGAAGACCGTGAGTAAGCCGTACAAAAATAGATCCATTTGTTGATCTATTGAGCACCATCGCCATAAGGACATGAGGATTAGGTGCTATTGGCTTTGTAGAAGTGAATTTACCGCTTGTTCCTGCTTTGTAATAAAGAATAGTACCATTAGACCAACTTTCACTGGATTCGTTTCCAGTTGTGTCTACTTTGTGTGTTGTTCCGAAACAAGTAACGTATCCAAAAGAATTAGTTGGTATCGTTTCAGTAGCTACTCCAATAATATAAATCCCAAGATTGGGATCAGTAATGTTAGCTGGCGCAGCTTTTAACTTTCCGCTATTTCCCAATGTTCCTGTAGCCATCACAACTTGGCCGCAGCTAATTGTAGAGTCCGCTTTTACATGGAAATACGTTTCAAGTCCCAAGGACATGATGACGTTTCCGCCAGCCATACCGAGATCGACAGTTCCGTTATCCACGTTCCAAGCAAATTGCCCTACTGAAGCAGAGTACGTTGCGGATACATTGAATTGAAAGTAATCCTCAATCCTCCTATGGTGAGGAGAAGGAACAAACTGTGCACTAATTAGTTCTGATCGTCTAAAAGCTCTACTGCGTTGATTGTTGCTACGGCTTGACAAGTTTCAACCCCAACCTTTCCATATCTGCTTGGACTTCCTCGTGCGCTTTTGCAGAGGCTTTCTTA